GCTGGAGATGTCCTTGAGCATTTGCATGCTGCGGATGCTCAAGAGTTGGTAGAACGGCTCAAGTCTTGTGCTGACACTGTTGTAGTCAGCATTCCAATTGGGCACTACCCGCAGGGCGAGTATGATGGGAACCCGCATGAGGCCCACATCACCGACAACTGGACGGATGAAGAAGTTCAACGTGTGTTTGGAGCCCCAAGCTGGTCGCATGTAGATGGCGAGATTGGCGTCTACATCTGGTCCAAACACCCTATCAAGCCCAAGATATGTGTCTACGCCATCAGCAAGAACGAAGCTCATTTTGTTCAAAGGTTCTGCGAATCAGCATCCAATGCGGACATGATCATCATCGCAGATACGGGAAGCACAGATGGACTACCTGAAGAAGCTGCTAAATATGGTGCGACTGTCCACCATATCAGCATCAGTCCTTGGCGTTTTGACACTGCTCGAAATGCAGCTTTGGCACTCGTTCCAAGGGACATGGATATCTGTATCAGCTTGGATATCGATGAGGTTCTCCAGCCAGGGTGGCGTGAGGAGATAGAGCGTGTCTGGAAGGTTGGGGTCACGACGCGCCTGCGATACATGTTTGATTGGGGCTGTGGAATCCAATTCTACTATGAGAAGATCCACGCCAAGCATGGGTACATGTGGCACCATCCCTGCCACGAATACCCAATCCCTGATGGGCGGATTTCAGAGGTCTGGGCACAAACAGACATGCTCATTGCAGTCCATATGCCGGACCCGACGAAGAGCCGGGGACAGTACATGGATCTTCTGGAGCTTTCTGTAAAAGAAGACCCGCTGTGTCCACGCAATGCTTTCTACTATGCTCGTGAGTTGAGCTTCCATTCGCGCTGGCATGATGCCATTGCCGCCTGTGAATCCTACCTCAAGATGCCAAATGCTACCTGGATGAATGAGCGTTGCTACGCTTATCGGGTTATGGGCCGTTGCTACAATGAGATCTATGATTGGGCGAATGCTGAGAAGGCATTCCAGATGGCGGCCTCTGAAGCTCCCAACACTCGTGAACCATGGTGTGAGTTGGCCCTGCTCTGCTATCGCCAACAGCGGTGGGAAGAGTGTTTTGCCTATGCCATGCGGACGTTGCGGATCACTGATCGTGCCGCAGTCTATACCTGTGACCCTGCTGTATGGGGCTATCAGGCACATGACCTTGCATCAATATCCGCATGGAACCTTGGCTTAAAGGATATTGCGATTAAGCAGGGCCAAATCGCAGTGGATATGGAACCGCATGACAAGCGGCTTGAGGCTAATCTGCGCTTCTATAGAGGGGACAAGAAGGCCCCAAATGTTGTCCACTTCATCTACTTTGGTGGAGAGGGGTCTCGTCCCTACAGCTATATCAACTATTTAGCTGTCAAAGCAGCATATGAGGTTCAGAGGCCTGAAGACATTGTCATGTGGTGTGACAAGCAACCTGTGAGCAATCCGCATTGGGAAGCCATCAGGCCTTACGTCACCATCAGGGAAGTAAAAGCCCCCAAGACGCTCTGCGGCATGGAGCTAAAATACCAGCATTATCAATCAGATGTGTTCCGTTTGCGAACTCTGTATGAGCATGGTGGTATCTATCTCGACAACGATATGGTCTTGGTTGCGCCGCTTACTCCGCTTCTTGGTTTTGACTTCGTCATGGGTGCGGAACACCCTGGCGAGCTACAATCTATGTCAAATGCGGCCATCATCTCCCCGCCCAAGGCAAAGTTCATCGAGATTTGGCTTGACCGCATGGCTGATCGAATCAGCGAGAAGTGGGCCGACCACTCTGTTGTTCTGGCCGCTGAGTTGGCGAATGAGTTTCCTCATTTGATAGCGGTCATCAATCATGAGGCTTTTGTTCCATTCCATTGGGACAACAAGTCTATCTTCACTGAGGGAGGCGTTTCGCCTAACTCTGCAAACACCTATGGGATTCATCTCTGGGAGACGTTCTGGAAGGACGATCTTTCAGTTATTGATGACCACTACCTAGCGACATCTAGCAGCCCATTTGCTAAGATGTTTAGGAAATATGCTGTTCAACCGGCACTGGCAGCAGAGTGATGAGGTTTGGCCCCATGGATCAGTCAACTATCAATATGGTCTTTGGGGCCATTCTAACAATTGCTGGGTGGTTTGCCCGACAGTTGTGGGAAGCCGTCCAATCACTCAAACAAAACCTCCATGAACTAGAGGTAGACCTACCTAAGAACTACGTTATAAAAGACGATCTTGATAAGCGCATGACCCACATTGAAGACATGTTTCAAAGGATATACGATAAGTTAGACGGAAAGGCCGACAAATGACGACAACCGAAGAGAAGCAGGAAAAAATTGCTTTGGAGATGGCCGCCAGTGCCAGCAAGGGCGCGCTGGTTGAGAAAATCACTTTTGCTGGTATCCCAATTCTCTTCTCTTGCGTCGTTTACCTGATGAGCGCGCTTTCCAGCGCCAATAATGAAATTATCCAAATCAAATCTAAAATTGCGGTTGTGGTGAACGCCGACAATAAGGCGATCCCTCCGCAGGGCACAACCATCGACATGGCTCAGATCCGGGAAGCCCTGAGTGACAAGATTGAAAAGGTTGAGCGAGAGGCCGCATTAGCTCGTGCTGCCATGACGCTTGACCGTGAACGTTCTATAGCCGCCATTGAAAAAAGCCGCATGGATATGGCAGCAGACGCAGCTATGGCCCGTGCCGCCATACGCTTTGATGTGGCTCAGATGGTTGCAGCGTTAGACAAGCGCATCACCCTTTTGGAGAAAGACAAATGAGCCTGCTCGACACATTTGGCCCGCTGCTTGGTCAGGTAGCTCCTACAATTGCAACCGCATTAGGCGGGCCTCTTGCTGGCGTTGCTGTCAAAGCCTTATCTGGCGTTTTGCTGGGCCATGAAAACGGATCAGAGGATGATGTGAAGGCGGCTATGGCTTCCGCCTCGCCTGATCAACTTGCTGCTCTCAAGAAAATTGACGCTGATTTTAAAGTTAGCATGAAGGAGTTGGACATTGATCTTGAGCGGATTGCCGCCGGAGATCGAGACAGCGCCCGAAAAATGCAGACGGAAACCAAAGATTGGGTTCCAAAACTTTTGGCTATTGTCATTACGTTTGGGTTCTTTGGTATTCTTGTTTGGATGCTCGTTCAAGGTATGCCACAAACCGGGACTGAAGCGTTGTTGATGATGTTGGGCGCGTTAGGAACTGCCTGGACCGGGGTTGTGAACTTCTACTATGGATCATCCGCTGGCTCTAAAGCCAAGAATGACCTACTTGCTGCAAAGGACAAGTGACATGAAAGAGAACTTTGACAAATGCTTTGAACTTGTGCTTCAGCATGAGGGAGGCTACGTTAATGACCCCAGAGATCCGGGCGGCCGCACTAATTTGGGAGTGACGCAGCGGGCGTGGGAAGCTTTTTTAAACAGAAGCGTGACTGAAGCGGATATGCGAAAACTTACGCCCGCTGATGTGAAGGGTTTCTATAAAACGATGTATTGGGACAAGATCAAAGGCGACCAGCTTCCGGCTGGTGTGGATTATGCCGCCTACGATCTTGCCGTCAATTCAGGCGTTGGGCGGGCTGCAAAATACCTTCAAGAGATTGCTGGTGTTACTGCTGATGGCGTAATTGGTCCAAAGTCAATGGAGGCTATTTTGGCCTGTGACCCACAACAGACAGCAGATGCTCTTTGCGACATGCGTCTTGATTTTCTCAAGCGCCTGCCAACCTTTGAAACCTTTGGTAAAGGTTGGAGCAGGCGCGTTGCAGAGGTCAAGTCTAGGGCAACTAGTATGGCATAAAAACATTTGTGGTGGTATAGTCGTTACGTCTTGGAGTTTCTGACATGACCACCCCTATGTCATATGATGGTTCGGTATCTGGGACCACCAGCTATATCACGCAGATCGCTACGATGGCGGTTGTGCCAGAAACCGATACGGCATATTTGACGATCCTGCCTCAGATGATCGCTTATGCTGAACTGCGGATGTATCGCGATCTCGACTTCTTGTTCACTTCTGGCTCGACAACTGCCTATGGAATGACAGTGGGCAGTCG